TAAATACGAGTTCACCCCTACACAATGGGCAACCCTACGCAAGTTAATAGAGCAAACTACAACCACACCCGACGGAACGGAAGTCCAAAGTTGGGTTGATTGTGCAGTTGTTGAGATAGGATTTATTGTAATTACCCCCGCCGTAATGGATGGAATGGAGGTTGTAACCCCCGCAGTTTTATCCGACAAATGGGCGGTTGATATTCTATTCTATGCAGAAGTGCCCAAAGAGTTTGAGCCGTATGCGGTTTATCCAAATCCTTGCGGGGTGCATACATTCAGCGGTGATGAAAGTTTGTACTTAAAAAGTTTTTGTGCGAAATATCCTGAATCTGAATTTTGCAAATTACCGGAACCCATTGAACCAATCAAATAATGAAACATTTTCAAAATGACACAACCGCGGCAATCGCAACCGCAATCAGCGGATCAAGTGCAATCATCACTTTTGCGCAAATATATCAACCTTTGGTTACCTTTGGTGTGGGGTTGCTTGGTATTATATCGGGCATTTTGGCGATTATTTATTGGGGTAAAAAAATTGATAAATTAGATGGCAAAGGTTAAGGCATCAACATCCGGTGCATTCAAAGCAAAACCGCGAAAGAAATTGCGCCGTCACACAAAGCATATAAACAAACACAAATCATCGAAACCGAATGTCGGTCAAGGTTAAAAACAATATCATGAGCATATACACAAAAAAAACAGAATTCGGGGTTAATGGTTATTATAAACCAACACCCGCAAAATTTCGCAAAGTTGGTGATGCATTATTAGTTGGTTCCGCACTTGTTTCAACACAATTTGGTGACAATCCAAAAGTGATGTTGATCACACAAATCGCCGGTATTTTAGGAAAATTCCTGACCAACTTTTTTCACTAAGTTTTTATGAAACAAAAAGCCATCATTGAAATCAATTGCGATTTCAAGCATCGGCGCATTTTGTTAATTAGTGATTTGCATTGGGACAATCCGCATTGTGATCGCCAATTATTGAAAAGGCATTTGGATGAAGCGGTGGCCGGAGGTCATGACATCCTGATCAATGGCGATTTGTTTTGCGCAATGCAAGGCAAATATGATGGCCGCCGGTCAAAATCTGACATGAGGCCTGAACACAACAATGCCAAATATCTTGATTCCTTGGTTGAAACCGCGGCCGAATGGTTTGCACCATATGCGCAGAACATTAAAGTCATTGGTTATGGCAACCATGAAACCAGCATATTGAAACACTGTGAAACCGATTTGATTGAAAGGTTGGTCACTTTGTTAAATGCCAACACCAAATCATCAATTCTAATTGGCGGTTATGGTGGATGGGTCATTTATAGATTCAGGCGCACCGATCGGTCATCAACACCATTCAAAATCAAATATTTTCATGGATCAGGTGGGGGCGGTGTTGTCACAAAAGGTTCAATCCAATTTAACCGGATGATGACAATGATTGAGGGTGCCGATGCTATTTGGATGGGCCATGTCCATGAATCAATGGAAATGACCTACACAATGGAAAGGTTGACCCAAAAGGACACAATTGTTTTGCGCGATGTCCTGATGATTAGAACACCAGCATACAAAGAAGAATATCAAGATGGATCAAAGGGATGGCATATCGAAAGAGGTGCGCCACCAAAACCATTGGGCGGTCGATGGTTGGAATTAAAACCATATCGCGATGAAGATTGCACAAATCGCATTGCAGCGCATACCTACAAAACAAATTGACATGATCACAATTGCAATATTAAAAGCGACAATGGCCAAATTAGGTCACAAATTCTTTGAAAATGGTGACTACAATGTCAACATCATTGGCATCAGGAATTCAGCAACCGGCCAGCGGGTCACAAATCAATTTGATGATAAAATGGTTGTGGCCTATAAAGAAAAGGACAATTGGATGATCAGCGAATGGGCCATCACAACCGACAATGGCGCGGGAACTGCAAGGGTTAAGGCGGGGCAATATCGCGGGTCCCATGCCATCGGATTGCATCAAGGCAAATATGAAGCATTAAAACAATGCGGTCCATTGACTGTATATCGCGATGACATCAAAGATGGAATTTATAATGAGCAAAACACCCAAACCGGAATTTTTGGAATCAACATTCACAAAGCCGGTGTTGATTCGGCATTGGTCAACAATTGGTCCGAAGGTTGTCAGGTATTCAAGCGGACCCAAGATTTCAACAAATTCATGATATTAATGAAAAAAGCGGCCGCCTATCATGGCAACCGCTTTTCATACACTCTTATTGATTCAAAAGATTTATTAATCAAATAATCATTTGGATTGATTTGCGACAATATCAATGGTTTCATCGGCACTATATAACCCCATCATAATTTCGGGGCAATAGAGGCGACCAAAAAAGGCCGCGGCGCGATATTTCAACATCAATTCAGGCATGGTTTTCCATTTTGATCCGGCCTTGTCAATCCATCCTTCTTGTTTTGCCATTTCCATTGTCACCAATGGTCCTTCGATAATTTCACCGGTACTGCGATCAGTTGCAATGGCCCGACATGATTTGTCATCCGATTTGAATCGGAGGGTGCCAAATTTCCCGCATGAATTAATCGATGCGATGATGAAAGATGATGCCCAAGATGGGCGACCATGAATTATATGAAGGTTTTGCATGACCATCAAAGGCGATGCATTCATTCGAAATGCCATTTCAAGGGCCACCATAGTATTGGCGATATTCCCTTTGTATTGATTGGGAACAAGGTCAGACGATGACAATAATTTGGCGATTCTTTGCGCATGTTCAAATTGCGCGGGGGCAAAAACTTGGCCGGATTCACCGGTGTTTTGCGGGGCGATAGTTAATTCATTGTTTTCCATAGGGATGGCAAAGATAAGAATGCAACATTTGTTTGCAAATTTTATTTGTAATTTTGCGCGAGTTCATCACAGTATTTGTTGTTTTTCATTTGTTCGAAGGGGTCATCATTAGGGGGTGGCCCCTTTTTTTGTCATAGAATTGTCATAAATTTGAAATATTTATCAATAAATGTTGCATTGTGTAAAAATGTCTTTTAACATTGCATCAACAAATAAAAACAAATATGGATTTAATCTACCTAATCATCATCACACCCATTGCCATTGCGGCGATGTTTATTGTGTGGAAATTAAAGCAGTATTCAAAGGACATCAGCCGGATGCCGGAAGCCAAACCCTATGAATTCGAGAAAGACAAGTATTTGCCGACATTCGACGAATACACCCAAACCATTTATCAACACAAATTTTATAAAGGAAAGGGATGTCGGTCATGATAAATTTAGCGGCATTTGTATCTTTGATGTCATTCATTGTGACTGCATTGGCTTACAATGCAAGCCGCGCCCAAGTCAGGGGATTGACAAAGCAAATATTTCGATTGACAAAGGCATGCACCGAAGCGGAATTAAATGCGCTGGATATTAAAAGTAAATTGAACCAAAAATGCGACATCCTGAATACATGGGTGAATTCGCACAATGATTTGATTGAACAAAACACCAATTTACAATCGGAATTGTCGGTGTTCAAAGCAAAGCAAACCAAAAAGCGGGAATGGGATAAATTGTATAAAAGGCAAGTTAGGGCCAAAAAGTCAACTTATAAGTTGATATCAGCGAAAAAATAACAACCTATAAGATGAAAAATAACACCCCTAAAATTTTGACATTTCTTCGAGGTATCGACGAAGGTCACATCGCAAACATGCGCGCCGAAATTTATTGGAAAATAAAAAATGCGCCATCAATTTCAACCCGATCATTGATATTGGAATGCGGATCACACCAATCGGTGACATCGTCATTGTCATCACTGGAATCCGATGGCCTGATCAGGAAGTCCGGTCAAATCACCATGGATGGCAACATTTATTCGCAGTGGGTCGCATTGACCGACATTGATGGCATTGAAAGTCATGCAAAGCATATCGACATGCAAAAGCGATTGCAATGGGCGGAAAGGGCCTTAAAATGCGGATGGATTGACAATCAGGTTTTCGCATTCCTAATCAATTATTTGAAAGTTGAAATTTACATGAGCAATGACAAACAATAAACAACAAACGGCAGTGGATTCTATTATAAAATTTATTAAAAATAATCAATACTTTGTTGGTAATGATTTGAATGAGTTTTTGAAACAAGCCAAACAAATGGAGAAGCAACAAAAGCAAATAAGTTATGCCGAAGGTTATGCCGAAGGTTATAAAAGAGGTTTAGAAATAATAAAATGGAATATTGAAAATCAATTAAAAAAAGCAAATGAAAACACCAATTGAAAACCTGATCGCATGGTTGAAATTACACCATCCGGATTCAGTGCCATCACAAACCGAAATTGAAAGATGGGTGATGGCTGAAAAAATCGAAAATCAAATGGCATACAATGCCGGATTCTCAAATGCAAAGCGCATTTATCAAATCGAGGGGGTCGAATTATGAATATCATTGATGACAAATTCAAAATCACTGTGGAACATTGGGGCGAAACCATTTCCATTGAAACAACCCATCGCGCTGATATTCATGAATTCATGGAAACAGTCAAAGCCATTGCGCTGGCAATGGGATATCACCCAAATAGTTTAGAAGAATATTGGAATGATGGATGTGCTTGAATTATTTGTGATTTGCGCCATGATATTGGTCGCATTCATAGTTGGATATCAAACGGGCAAAGAAGATGCAAATGAAAGGAAGTAATAAGCCAAAAACACCCATGCATGAATTTGTCAGTTATTTCGATAAGCAATTGGAAATGTTGGAACCATTCGCAAAGAAAGATTCATCCATTTCGCCATTGATCGAAATGACAAAAAAGCATCGGCACAAAGCGGTTGAATTAATGGAAACCGAAATCGTCGCATTGCGCCATTCATGGAATGATTTGATGTTTGATTCCTTTTTGAATTACATGCGATATTTTTATCAGGAAAGAAAATGAAGATAGACAAAACACCAACCGAAATGATTGCGGAATTATTTAAGGATCAAGAAACAATCACAAACAAACAATTAATGAATGCGCTGGACACAATCAAACCATTTGAACTGATGACATTGCGCGCGGTGCATTATGATGGTAAAAACACAATATTAAACAATGAAACAACTGATGACCGAATTAAAAGATTATTTCCCGGAATATATAAAACAAAAAAGTAAAATTCAAAGATTAGAAAATGAAATCATAAAGATCCGAGAACAATATGAAAGAGAAATTGCAGTCCTTAAAACTGAAATAATCAAACCCAAAGTTGTATTCCGGTCGAAATATGTTGATCAGGCAATCAATCAGGAAAATATCTTTGCATCCCGAATGGATTTGTTGAATCGAGTGTTGCAAGTCATTTGTGAAGTTGGATCAATGACACCGGCCCGCATATTGGGTCGGATGCGCGATGGTGACACAATCATGATGCGCCATTTGTATTGCTATGTTTTGCGCAAACAATTCAATTTTACATTCAAAGAAATTGGCAAAAAGATGGGCCGCGATCATTCAACCATCATCCATGCATGCGGTGCATTCGAAGATTGGTTGTTGTTTAACAAATCAGCCAAGGCGATGCATCACAATGTATTAACACAACTAAATATTAACACCGATGAATGCAAATAATACTTATCAGGAAAGAAATTCGGTTCCAAATATTGCCGAACAATTATTTGTTGAATATATGACTAAATTAGGGCGGGACATGAAGCGATTGGGGTTTGATGAAAAAAACAACAATATTGATGGGTTTTGGAAAGTTCACCCACTGGTTCGATCATTGCCGGATTATTTTTGGTTGGACAAAAGAAAAACACCATACATTCCGCGATATTATCATGTCAAGGGTTCAAACAAAATAAAGGTTGATGATCTTATCAATTATAGTTTATTCGAAGAATTATTTGCCAATCGAGGTGTTGTGATTTATGTCTTTATGCATGATGAATCAGGGCCAATCTTTAAGTCAATGAAAGAAATCAGGCATGCGATGACCGGCCGAAAGGTGTGCGAATGGCATGATGGCAATCAATATATTCCTTTGCAATTTTAATATAAATATATGAATGTATTAAATTTTAGCGGGGGCCGATCAAGTGCCTATATGGTCAAAAGGTTGATTGATGAAGGTGGTGAATATTTAGTCACCTTTCAAAACACTGGTAAAGAAATTCAACAAACATTGGATTTTGTCAATGAATGCGATCAGCGATGGAAATTAAATTTGGTTTGGTTGGAATATAGACAACCCGCGACATTTGAGGTTGTTTGTTATAAAACCGCATCCCGAAATGGCGAACCATTTAATCAATTGTTAAAACAAAGGCCATCGTCAATTCCAAATCAACAATTTAGATTTTGCACCATGGAATTAAAAATTGAAACATTGCGCAGATATTTAAAATCATTGGGAATAACTGAATACACTTCATTTAATGGTATAAGGTATGATGAGCCAAGAAGGTGGCAAAAAATTAAATTAAATGATTATGATGTTGAATTGCCATTGGTAAAATGGAAAATTACAAAAAATGATGTTTTAAATTGGTGGGAAAAACAATCATTTGATTTAATGGTAAATGAACCCTATGGGAATTGCGATGGGTGTTTTTTAAAAGGAAAAGGCAAATTATCAATTATTGCAAAAGAAAAACCCGAATTATTTGATTGGTGGATTAATGTTGAAAAAGAAAGCGGTCATCAATTTAAAAAAGAAATAACCTACCAACAAATAAAAGACAAATCGCAAAGTCAGTTAGGATTGTGGGATAATGACCCATCTTTTGAATGTTTTTGTAATATAGATTAATCATGGCAGAAAATAAGAAATCATTTTTGTTGTATTGTGATATCATTCATACAATTCAGCAATTAAGCGACGAACAAGCCGGCAACCTATTCAAACATATTTTGCAATATGTCAATGACCAAAATCCATCAACCGACAATGTAATCACCAACATTGCATTTGAGCCAATCAAACAACAATTAAAAAGGGATTTGATGAAATATGATTCAATTCGCAAAAGAAATTCAGAAAATGCAAAGATGCGATGGGATGCGACCGCATGCGACCGCATACCAAATCATACCAAAAATGCCGATAATGATAATGATAATGATAATGATATAAAAAAGAAAAGGGAAAAAGCCATCCCGATGGGCGATGTTCCATCGCATTTGGTTAAACCTTTGGAACTATGGTTGAACTACAAAAAAGAAAAAAGACAGAAATACACAAAAATTGGATTGCAACAACTAATCGACAAAATGAAAAAATACACAAATGAAAAACAAGCCATGCAAGACATCACTCATTCAATCGCGAACAATTGGTCCGGCATTTATGCATCATCCGAAAAGGAACAAACACAACCAATGTATAAAAAATTATGATGTTTATATCTGAATTAAAACACAACAAATTTGCGGTCATGTCCGGCGGTGAAATCATATTCATTGGGACCTATTATGAATGCTCACTATTTATCAGCCAAGCCAATGGGGAAATATAAAATTCAGCCATCGCGCAATGCATGGATTATTTCAAAGTTCGATGAATTCAAAAGAACTAATTTGGTGATCATGCATCGGCCCAAGGGTGTCACCCAAGAACAATTTGACAAATTTATCAAATCCCTAAAAATACAAATACAATGAAGAATGAAGAATATATAATCGGGCAAATATTGTTTTATCAGCAATTGCATCACCATTTGCCCAAGATCAATCCAAAATGGTTCAAGGATGCCGACAACCAATCAATCATCGCATCCATGCAAAGGGTGTACATGCTGGGCGATGTTGTTGATCCGATGACAATGAATCAGCATTTGGACCGCAAACAACTTATCAAAGCGATTCAATATCGCGAATCGGTGTGGGCCGGTGCTGATATCAGAAAACAAATTATTGAAATCCAATATGATTTTATCTTGGATGGGTTAAAAACAAAAATACAAACAACCAATTGGGATGGTGGGTTGTTGGATATCAAAAGCAAATTGCAGTCCGCATTGGATGAATCAGTTGTCGATGTTGGCAATGATCCGAAAGATATCAATGCGGTGTCATCCAATGTCATGACAATCATTCGCGAATCAATGGCAAGGGGTGAAAAGTTAACCGGCAAATCATCAGGATGGAACAAATTGGATTCGACAATTGGCGGATATAATGCCGGCGATTTGATTGTTGTCGCTGGTAGGCCGGGCATGGGAAAAACTGCAATTGCATTAACCTTTGCCCATGACTTTGCATTGAAGGGCGGGCGGGTGTTATTCCTATCCCTTGAAATGTCAAATGAGCAATTGGCGAAAAGATATATCAGTTTGGTTGGTCAAATCGCAAACCATCGGATCCGAAACAATACAATGTTTGAACATGAAATGAAAGTGGTTGAAGCATTCATGAAACAACCGCCGATGACATTCCACATTGATGATGATGCCGACACATCATTGGCCATGATCCGCGGCAAATGCAAATTGCATAAGGCAAAGCATGGTTTGGACCTGATCATCATTGATTATATCCAATTGATTCGAGTGAACAAAGCCCATTCAAGGGAACAAGAGATCGCCGAAATATCAAGGGGGTTGAAGTTGTTGGCAAAGGAATTGAATTGCACTGTGATGATATTGGCACAGTTGTCAAGGAAACCCGAAGAAAGAAGCGATAAGCGGCCAATGCTTAGTGACTTGAGGGAATCAGGTGCAATCGAACAAGATGCCGATGCGGTGTTGTTTCCATTCCGTCCGGCCTATTATGAGCGGGACCGACCGCCAATTGAAGATGCTGAATTGATTATCGCAAAGAATAGACATGGCGAATCGGGAATGATTCCGGTCACCTTTGATGGGATGTTAACCAAGTACACCGAAATTTTAGGATGAAACATGGATCATTGTTTTCCGGAATTGGTGGGTTTGATTTGGCATCCGAATGGATGGGATGGGAAAATGTATTTCATTGCGAATGGAACCCATTTGGACAAAAGATATTGAAACATTATTGGCCCAAGGCCGAATCATTTGAAGATATAACAAAAACTGATTTTACAAAATATGCAAACAAAATTGATATTCTCACCGGAGGATTCCCATGGCAACCCTATTCATCAGCGGGCAAAAGATTGGGAAAGGATGACGAACGCCATTTGTGGCCCGAAATGCTTAGAGCAATACGAGAAATTTCCCCGCGTTTCGTTGTGGGCGAAAATGTTCGCGGGTTACTTAGTTGGAATGGGGGAATGGTATTCGACGAGGTGTGTG